TTTAAGAAATTAAACAACAGCTTTCGTACCGAATACAGCTTTCGTGTTTTAAAAGCTTTCATTTCTGGCGTTTGGCAAGAATTTGATTGCTCTCAAAACAGCTTTCGTTCCCAAAACAGCTTTCGTTCAAACAGCTTTCGTTCCTAAAACAGCTTTCGTTCCTCAAGCTTTCTTTTCTGGCGTTTGGCAAGAATTTGATTGCTTACAAGACAGCTTTCTTTGGATTTCACACAGCTTTCGCCAAGCCCTTAGTTCATCACTCTGTTGTGTCTTTTCTCCGTTCATTTAAATCACTTTTATCGTAAATGGATTTCGAAACTTCACAACGTTTGACAGGTTTCTTGAAAACTTCTTTTCACTTGAGCTCTTTGCAGCAATTAGTGGAACAGGAGTACAAAGGACCTTCTGCTACTGAGGTTAAGATACATCTGTGTATCTATCATGCCAATCTGATGGCGGATGATATGAATTCTGGCTTATCTGATTGCCAAATTCATCAAGCTCAGTACATAACACGTCGCTTTCGTACTGTAAGATCTTTCTTTCGAGAAATGATTGTCACTGAGAAGGTTTCTCTAGCATGGATGGCAGAGTATAATAACACGACCTTCTCTAATTGGTTTGGTTATGCTATAGTGCCCGTGGAGCCACAAATTTCAGCAGATGCAAAGTTTGGCCAAGGTATTCTTGAGTATGCTCAAGCTCTCCCGAAGTTTCTGTTTTCCAAGGCAGCAGGAGCGCTGACGAGCACATTCAAGCTTATCCTAAATTGTCTGAAAGATGCATTGCATCAATGTTTTGGCAGTTGGATTCCGTATTTGCAACAGTCCTTTGGATGGTTTGCAAATGTATTTGAAACATTGCAAGGATGGGCTGAAGCAGTGCATAACAAGATAGGTGGCATTCTTGGTGGAATGGAGGAGTGCTTGTACATTGGTATGGGATTGACAGCCTCTACGTGCATAGTGGCTCTCTTGGAAAGATTTCTGGTTGCGACAGGATTACTAAAGAAGCCTTTGGGAGCTCCAATGCTTTTTGTCACTGTAGCTGTTGGTGCAATATGCGCCTTTAGCGGGGGAGCTAAAATGATGGAAGGAGTTATTATAGATTTACTTATGTTTGTTAAGATTTCTTGTTCTCAATTACTTTCAGTACTTTTTAGTTTTTCAGCAGAAGAGGCAGCTGAGGGCCAGTTTAGTAGCACCACCGTGTTAGAAAATTTGGCAGCTTTGGTTAGCAACTGGTCAAGTACGAGCATTCAAGACATTGGACGTGGTTTTGCGGCCATCACTCAGATTAAGACCGGAATTTTATCTATGAGAGATATGATAGTGTTTATTTTTGAGAAATTGAGCGGTGCGGCACACAAATTGCTTGGAATCGAATCACAAGTCTTGGCAGACTTATCCTTGCTACTTGGGGAAAACGTGGTAGACTGGCTCGCCGAGTGTGATGCTATGGTTCAATATATGTTGGAATTCAAGAGCAGTGCCAGAGATATTTTTGATAGGCTATCCCAGTTGATAGAAAAAGGGCGCATGATGCGCACAGGAATTATCAAAATGAACCATAGAGGTTCTTCCCAGGTGCTTAATCTGATTTCAAAAGCCCTGGAAAAGCTTGTTGAGCTTCATTCCTCGATGGTTATCTCAGGTGCCAACACTGCCCGAAAGGCACCTTTTATGGTTTTCTTGACTGGAAGTTCAGGATGCGGGAAAACTTCTGTTGCCCAGCGCATTGGCGCTAATTGGTTGCAGGCTGAAGGATTAGGCACTGCGGAGCTTTATTCCAGAAATGGTCTTGACCCTTTTTGGTCTGGTTATAAGAGGCAGGCAGTGGTGATGTATGATGACTTTGGTGCAATTCCTGGAACTGTATCAAATGAAGCAGAGATCATACATGTGGTTTCAAGGAATCCTTATGCAACCATTATGCCAGGTCTGGCTGAGAAAGGTATGTATTTTGATTCAAGATTGTTGCTAGCTACTAGCAATTTTTTGGCGGCCAACAGCGAGTCTGGTGTGCATGATTCACATGCATACGAAAGAAGGCGTCACGTGGTTGTGAGAGTGGTTTTGAAAGAGGGGGTTCCATATAATGCAGACTTTCCAACAGAAAATCAAAAATACCAAATCTTGGAATCAGTGGAACCGTTTAGGTTTGTGCGAGAATTTGAAGATTACGAAGATTTGTGGTCCTACATTTATGACAGATATAAGACCCATGATGAACAGGAAGCATCATTCTTAAATTCTTTGCCAGTTCCTGATGCAGATGAAACTGAAGCACTTGAAGCTTTAGTTTCTCTTTCCGCAATGCTGGGCAGTTTTGCTCCTAAAAATGTCATTAAATATGCTACAGAGAATCTCCCGGGTTATCACTATCTTGTGCAAGACGGGAATGTGGTGTATTTTTGGCATCAAAATGGTGACATTGAAATAGTTCCAATAAGCAAAATGCATTTAGGGGCAAGTGAAGTGTCACAATTGAAGCAGGACAGCTTGAATAGCGCACTTAGATACCAAAATTTGGCGAAGAATTTTCCTTCTTTGAATCCTCTTGCAGTTTTGTATGCGTCAAACATCGTCACAAAGAAATGGATTGGGCAAGACTTGAAAGCAACGAGCGACTGCAAAGATGAATTTATGGTGTCGCAAATTAATGAGTTGCCCACGTGGCAGAGAGCTTACTTGTATGTTTTAAGTAAGCATTTGGCTAATGCAAAGGCAGGCGGATGGTTTTCTAATTTACTTGATGAAACGAAGAAAGCTATGCGACAACTTTACGCCAAAGAATATAAAAGTTGGCCTATGGCTTTAAAACTTGCTGTGGGAAGCATGCTGGCAGTAGTTGTTTGTGGAAGTGTCTATGCGGTTTTGAGCATGCTGTGGAGTATGGGAACTGGTGCAGCTTTCTTTTCAGGTGCGGCTGCAGTTTTTACTGCGCAGACAGTTGAAGGGCAAAGTGACATTCCAAACAAAAATGAGAGTGAGTACTTGTTTCGAAATAAACGAGTGCGAGTTAGAAATTGGGATGCCCAAGCAGCATGTTACGGTGATTCTGCACAATGGATGATGGACACATGCATGGCAACTCTTTTGGTCGGAGATTTGGAAACGCAGGTGTGTCTGATGCCAGGGAGGGGTTTCATAGGAGTAAATCACTTCTTGAGAACGTTGCGTGCTGGCATTATGGTAAAACTTGTTGGAGTTAGCACAAGCACATGGTTCTCCTGGAATCCTGCACACTTGAAAACTTTTGAAGGAAATGAATTGGCTCTTTATACTTCTGATTTGTTACCCAAGAGCGTAGAGTCTCTTCGAGATCGCATTGTCTTTGATGCAGAGCTATTGCCGGAAAAATTTAAGGCCATCATGTTTTCTTACAAGCGTGATCCGCTCACTGGGGGAATGCTTCCAGAAATTGGCTCATTGGTGTGTGAGAAGAAAAACAGGAGCTTTGTGGTACAATTTGGTGAATATTCCAGAAAAGTCCCAACACACATTGAATATAAGAGCCCGACGGTAAAAGGAGATTGTGGATCCCTGATTCTCACTGAAATTAAAGGAAAATTTTGTTTGGCTGGTATACACGTGGCAGGAAATTCTGTTAGTGGGTCCTCATGCTTTATTCCTTCAGATGATTCTTTTTTTGTGAAAGAGGGCCAATCTGATTTTTCCTTGGCTTACACTGAGTGGGCACAACCCAAGATCTTGGGTCCTGGGTGCAAAGCGATAGGTATTTTGAACAAGGAGCACCAGGTAAGCACGGGGGGCTCTACAAGTTTTGTGGAAGTTCCAGTAGAGTGGCATCTCGACACTCCTTTTTCAAAGTTGCCAAGTGTCCTGAAACGAGGTGATCCACGGCTGGCTGGCACAGAAAATGCGAATTATGATCCATTTTCTGTGAGCATGAGCAAGTATGCCCAAGAGGCAGGGCCTTTTGATAACATATGTCTCCAAAAAGTAGCATATGACATTTCAGAGGAGTGGATAGATGCAAGTGCAGAATTTGATTTTGACGAAGTGTCCATGGATGTGGCTCTGAATGGCCTTGAGAATGTTGAATATTTCGATTCTTTGGTGCTCAGCACATCCGAAGGTTTTCCCTACAGGTTAGACAGGAAACCAGGAGATAAAGGAAAATGTCGTTATGTGACTGGTGAGCCTGGTAACTTGCGCATTGAAGATGAGCGCATCTTGAAAGATATTGAATGGTTTGAGGATGTCTCAGCGGAAAGGGTTCCTGACTTGTATTGCATAGAATGTGTTAAGGATGAGAGGTTGCCAATACGGAAAGTGCTTGAAAAACCCAAAAGTCGCACATTTTCTGTACTACCGATGTCCTATAACATTGTGGTCAGAAAAAAGTTTTTGAAGTTTGTGAAGTTTATCATGGATAAACGTGACATTTTCCCTTGTCAGGTTGGCATAAATCCATATTCCCGAGAATGGACTCGTCTTGCAACGACATTGCTTGAGAAAGGAAATTCAATTTTATGTTGTGATTACAGTCGATTTGATGGATTTTTGCCTAAGTGTGTCATGGAACAAATTGCAGAGGCCATCAACAGATTGTGTGGAGGAAGCAAGCGGTTACAAACTCAAAGGAAAAACTTGATGTTGGCATGTTGTAGCCGTACGGCTCTTTGTGAGAAGTTGGTTTATCGCGTTGAAAATGGAATACCATCTGGGTTTCCATTGACTGTCATTGTGAACTCCATACTAAATGAAATTTTGATTCGTAGCGCTTACATGGAGTGCTTCAAGGATAATCGTGAAATACAGATGAATTTTAACACTTATGTTAAAATGGTCACTTATGGAGATGATAATCTGATATCTGTTGCTGCCAGCATAAAGACAAAGTTCTGTGGGGAGTTTTTGCAGAGGTTTATGGCTGCACGAGGAATTACCATAACAGATGGCGTTGACAAAACTAGTGAGTTCCTTAACTTTAGGGAATTAACTGAGTGTGATTTTCTCAAACGTTCTTTCAAAGAAAATTTTGATGGAACATGGAGAGCGCCAATGGACAGGACAAGTTTGTGGCCACAATTGCATTTTGTGAAGGCTAAAGACATAGAATTGGTGGAAGCTTATATAAGCAACTTGAACAATGTGTTAAGGGAGTTGTATTTACATTCTCCGGAAGAGGCTATTTGCCTTAGAAGGAAAGCCCTTGCTAATCTGAGTTGGCTTAAAGCAAAAGATTTGCTGACTATTGGGCAGATTGCAGATTTCCATATGAGTCAGCAAAATGGGGAAATGAACTTTATTAAAGCTTCGCATGCTATGGAAAATCTGGATTTAATTGATCCTTTGATACCAGGTGAATTGCCAATGAAGATGCGTGAAATTCTTCCAAATATTTTTGTTGTAGCTGAACATTGCATACCTGGTGACTTGAAGGACTACTTCACTGTCTCTTTGGTCACAAATCGCAGATTTGATAATGCAGATGAAGGAGTCGTCATCCAATATCCAATGGGGTTTGGTAGAGGTGGACTTCCGACACAACAATTTATGCGAGAAAATATAATGCGCAAAGGAAGTCATTTAAATAAGCTTCTCAAGAAGCAACTGGATGGTGGCAGGAAGATGCTGTTTGTGTCTCAGAGTAGTATAGTGCCAGCTTACGTGTTTTGTGTGCTTTTTCTGCATTCTGTTAAAAGCATTCCCCTGCTTTCTGTGAATGCTGCTCTGACGTGTGCTATTTCTGTTTGCAAGCGCTTAAATTACCTCACAAGAGATTTTGAGGATTGTTTTATCACCTCAAAGTGAATTATGTTTTAGCAACTATTGTGTGATTTTATTTTAAAAATCAAGATTGAATCTATCTACTTTTCCAGTTTAAGATTCTAGTTGTGC